TTCATTTCCTCAATCCGCTTGTCAGCCGTGTACTCTGCTAGAGCCTTGGCATATTCAAACGCATCTTGGAACTGACTCGGTTGGGGTTCTTGGTCAACCACGGGCTGTTTTGGAGCCTGTTGACGTTCAAGCGCCGCCAATCTTTCCTCTAGCTCAACCCTACGCTGGCGTTCAGCCTCTGCCTCACGGCGAGCTTCTTCACGCTGCTTAGTAATCTCGCTAAAGCGCCTTTCCAGTTTCGGATTCGCCTTTTTAGGCTCGTCCTGTGACTTGGCTTCCTCTTTCGCTTCAGGCTCACTCCCGTCTACTTCTTCCGTTCCCGGCTCCTGTTGTTGCGTTTCTGCAACATCGGCCTCGGGTGTTGGTTCCGCAGGGGCTAAACCCAACTTTTGTGCATAGAACTCAGCCGCATTTTCGCTAGTTACAACGTTACTAGCTTGGTTTTCGGACATACGTATCCCTACGATTTAAGCCCAGTGAACCTCACTGGTAAGGTTTGTGGCTAATTTACCACGGTTTTATTGTCCCATCAATGGATTTTGTTGGTTGTCAACATCCTGCGCCGCAAACTGCATGGCGGCTCGTTGCTCGGCATTTCGACGCTCAATCTCCTGATTCAGCCTTGCGGTGTCCATGTTGTGCAAAAGCAACTGGACAATCGCCTCAATTTCCATCTTGTTCTGCGAGGTAATCGAACGGGTGTTCTGGTCATTGACCCGCACTTCTGCCATCGTTTCGACGTTGAAAGCCTTGCCGGTTTGACGCAAAAGCTCACGCTTTGTTTCGGCTTCTTGCTTAACAGACTCAATGTCCATACGCTGTTTGCGCTCAACTTGGAATTGCTCCAGCGCCTGTTGCATTTGCTGGTTTTGGGCTTGGAGTTGCTTAATAGCCATCTGCGCTTGGGGCGGTATATCGGACTTCTCGTCCAACTGCGCCAGCGGGTTAAGCGTAGCCAAGCGGTCAGCAATAATGTCTGCGCCGGGGAAATCTTGATTGCGGAACCACAAATCGCCAATCTGTTGCATGAGCGCAGGGTCTGCCGCCAGAATCGGAGTCATCGCCTCGACTGCGGCTTGGCGGCGGCTGTTGTAGCCGGGGCCAGTGTCCATAACCACATCGTACAGACCCACAGCAAGGTTGTTCTTGACCACTTGGTTGACCGCATCATACTCGTTGACCGTTACCAAATCAGGCTTGCCATCGTCCCCAATAATCCGCAAAACACGCTCTGTGTCGTAAATGCGGGGAATCAGGTCAAGAATCACACGAGCAACTTGGCACTGGGATTTTGTCAGGTTGTCGTAGAAATCATAGTTGGACAGGTCAACCTGTTGCTGTTGCCCGTTCAGAGCCTTGCCAGAGATATTGCCCTGCTTTAGCTGTGCTGGGTCAAAAATGCCCATCAGGGTCTTAATATCGTCATCAATTGAGGCTGATGCCGCCATGATGCCAGCAGGAGGCGGCTCAGGCTGAAGTCGCTGGGGCGCTGGCGCTGGACGACCTTCAATGTCCGTCTGCTTGTAACGCAGAAGCGGGAAGCTCTTTGTATTGGCTTGTGCCCAATCGTTTTCGTGGCCTTCGTCCTGACCCTCTGCCATTATCCATTTGGCCTTGGGAGCTAGTGCAACCGACTCGGTGAGCGAGGTTTGCCAGAAGTTGTACATACGCTGGGCATCTTTGGCGTGACGCACCATGCCAAATTTCTTGCGCTTGTCCCCAACGATGCAATGCCGCCCGTAAACAGGAATGATGGGGATGTAGCGTCCGGGCCACTCGCCCTCCTCCAACACCTCAACAGCAGTCAGTTTGCACCATTTAATTGACTTCTTAACGCTCATGCGCTCGTCAATCGGGTACACCCCGCCAGCAACAAGCATCTGCTCAGATTTCTTGAAATCGCTCTCAAAGATGCTGCTTCCATCGCTCAGAAGCAAGAGCTTTTCTCTTGTCCGAACGGTGTAAAAGTACTCGGCTAGGCGAATATCCTCTTTGGTAATCCACTCAGACTGACTGTCGCCCGTACCACGCTGGCTAAAGCTCGTGTCTTCAGCGTCTGGGTACATCTTGTGGAAATCTTTTTTACTGAGCATTGTTGTAACAAGGCAACGCTCGGCATCAGAGCCATCAGGCAAGACGCTGTTAATGTCGTAATAAACTGTGAACGGGTTATCCACAGGGTCAATGTAGATTTCCTGCTCGAAACTGTCCTCACGCACGTAGTCTGTGCGGATGCGGATGTAACCCCAACCCATGCGAACAGCGTAATCTGCGGCTGTGTCATAGGCGTTGTCAGCGTTGGAATTGGCCTCAATGTGCCGAATCATGCCTTGGATAACCTCGGCAACCTTGGCATCGGATTGGCTGTTCATCCCGTGGACTTTGGGACGAGGGCGTTGCTGACGGATTTGGTTAACAACTTGGCGGCAATAGCCATCCAGCTTGTTAATTGTCAGAACGGGGCGGGATTCTAGGTTGCGGGAGTTTTGTAGCTCAACAGGCCACTGGTCGCCGTTGACAAACTTTAAATCTTCAAGCGCCTCTTGACGATTCATCGTATCCGCATCGTTAGCCATCTTCAGAAACTGCTTGGCTTCGTCGATTCTGGGGTCGTAATCGTCCTGATTGGTTTGTGTAGCCATGTTTAGCCCATCCAACTGTGTGCGCTCCCGTAGGAGTGCGGGATTTGTCGCTGACTCTTGCGCTGGCGAGGTTCGTTGACCATCAGCCCAATATATCTAAACGCATCTGCCCCGTGACTGTAATGGTCGTGAAGCGGTGTACGGCTAAATTGATTGGTTTCAGGGTCAACCTCGTAACGATAGTGTCTCAGGCATTGTAGCCCTTCGTGGCAATTTTCTCTATCAAAATAGCACGACCTAAACATCGTCCTTGCGGCGTTAATTGAGTCAGCCACAGGCACTCGCTCAAGCACCCGAGTCTTGTACCCAGCCGCCCTAACAATGTCCTCAATGCTCCTGCCTTGGCTTGCCAAAGTCTTGTTCTGGGCATCATGCGGCAACCAGAGCGTGTCGTACACATACCCAAATGTCTGCATTTTGGCTAGGATTTCGGTCATTGTGGTCTGGTTAACCTCGTAGTACCGAATCAATCGGGTTTCCATGCCGATGAACTGAACAAACCAAACTGCGGTCATGTCAGCCCAACCCAAGTCGAACACGGCATGGACGGGCTTAACAGGGTCAAATGGAACCCGTGTAATCCTGCCTTCAGCCTCTGCCATCTGCATTTCCCGAGCAAAGATAGCCCCATCAATGGTCAGGCGGCACATTCCCTCCCAGACCGTGTTGTAAGCCTGAATATCCCGGCTCTTTAGCGTGTCCTTTTCCTCCCGCAGGGTTTCAGGAAACCACGGGTTATCAGACCAGTTAATTTTCTGAACCACAGCGTTCTGCGGTGGGTTTGCCACAAATCGCTGGTAGGTTTCATCAGTCTCTAGCTCTGGGTTAAACGTGACCCAGATTTCGGACTTCTCTTTACGGATGGTTGGGATTAACACATTCCATGAGTGGCGGCTCACCGTTTGAGCCTCCTCTACCCAGCAAATATCCACGCCTTCATAGGACTTAACATTTGCAACGTTGTTTTTCAGCCCTACGAAATTGAATTCTGAGCCGTTTTTGCCCCGGATTTGGGCTTGCGTGACCTCAAAAAAGCTGTCTAAGCCCATAGCCGTGATTTGGTCACTCAGCAGCTTATGCACCGAATCTTTGATAGAGGTCTGAAACTCACGGGCGCAGAGGATACGCAAAGGCTTTTGGACGCACTTAATCAGGAGCGCCCTAGCAACCCCCCACGACTTAGCGCCACCACGCCCACCAAACAGGACACGGTAGCGAATCGACTCAGGGTTGAACAGGCATTCCAGTTTCGCAGGGAACTGGGCTTTGGCTATTGCGTTTTGAGCTTCACTCATTCGGCTTTACAAATGAGACTTGGATGCCCTGTAAAGGCTCACCATCTGCGCCCGTTAACTCTTGCTTAACGGTTTCAGACCAGCGCATTTGGCTTTTTGTCCACCAAATCAGGCTAGTTGTGTCTCCAGCAAGCGCCTTTGAATAGAGCGTTTTGGCAATCTGGCTGTTGGCCTTCGCCTTTCCCGCATCAAGTTCGTGGCGGTAATGCTTGCGTAGCGTCTTGTCATCTATCCCTACAAGAATAGCTATCTGCTCGTGCGGCAAGCCCAAACCGCTAGTCGATTCAACTAGGCGGCGCTGCTCATCGGTTGGCTGATGTTCGTGTGACATTTTATAAAGGGGAAGTGTTACATTAGTTTACTGCTTCTGGGTTTTGAGTCAACAACACAGCTTTTTTGCCTGTGAAGTCTTCCCATCGCTTAACAATAACATCGCAATATTTCGGGTCTAGTTCCATTAATCTTGCTACCCGGTTGTTTTTTTCAGCCGCAATTAAGGTAGTTCCACTTCCACCAAATGAATCCAACACAATATCACCGCCTTTTGTGTTATTAAGCATTTGATACTCAAATAAAGCAACAGGCTTCATAGTAGGATGTTCACCGTTTCTTGATGGTTTTTCAAACTCAAGAATTGTTGTTTGTTTGCGGTCTGCCGCCCAAAGATGCCCAGCGCCATCTTTCCATCCATAAAGACATGGTTCATGCTTCCAATGGTAATCTTGTCTTCCCATCACCATTGTTGATTTTTTCCATATTAAACATTGCCGTACTTTCCATCCAGCATCTTGGGCTGCGCCTCTAAAGTTATATCCTTCTAAATCGGCATGCCAAATATAAAAAACTGCTCCCGGCTTCATAACAAGGTCAGCGGTTACATAAGCATTTCGCAAAAATTGACGAAAATCATCGTCAGCCATCTCGTCATTTTTAATTTTTAATGCATCTTTTGTTTTACCTTCATACGCAACATTGTATGGCGGGTCTGTTAACCACATAT